ATCTAGTGGGTACAGATCACCCGAGTTATGTGTGAAGATAGGATCATCAATGAAATCACAGCATGCCAAAGGGCAAGCTGCGGACTTTGAAATCTTTGGCATTGCGAATGCTGATCTAGCAAAATATATCATTGATAGTTTAGATTTTGACCAATTGATATTAGAATTTCACAATCCAGAGGAACCTAATAGCGGATGGATTCATTGTTCATATAAGAACAAAGAAGAAAACAGAAAACAAGTATTAAGAGCATACAGAAATGATGATGGTAAGACGGTATACGAACCGTATGACCCTAGTTGAGCTGTTGAACGTCTTAATGATGACAAGAAAATAGAGCAAGACAAGATCATTGACTTGTATATGCAAAAAGGTATATAATGAATACTCTTATATTATTAATAGATTTTATTGGACACCAAGTCCTTTCTGAAAACTACATAAACAATAGAAGATACCAAGAGGTACAGAAAATACTATCTGATCCTCGTATTGACAAGTCAAAAATAATATTTTGTACCACAGACTCAAGCCGTGTTGACGTGAGGTTAAACGAGCTTGAGTTTATGGCAAGCAACCTAGACATTAAGTTTTTTAAATACGAAGATGATTGGACCTTTGATATGTTAAGTGATAAACTCGCAGAGTCATTTGATTTTGATATGAATCCTAACAACACTCAAATAATCATAGGTGGATGTAATCTAGCAGGTTGTGTAACAAAAGCAACTAAACCTATGAACGCAATCGCAGCCTGTGAAGCAGGTTATCCCACTACAATATACTTACCAATGTGTGCTGAATATGAGCAACCTGGTATTAATGATGTTGAAAGAATGATGATGGGATTAGTAGAGGTCTATAAACAAATTAAAAAATATAGAGCATTTAAAATTACACTTGAAAACGATTTTAGATACTTAAACTTACCTAGAACACATGGAACTCTATAATGGATAATACAATAATATTATTAATAGATTTTGAAGGTTTAAAAGGTTTACAGGATCAAAACTATTTAAAAAACAGATACAATGCTCTTATGGATATACTACAACAAAGAAGTATTGATAGAGAAAAATGTATTGTGATTTTTAACACTTACAATGTTGATACAGAAAAAAATATAATAGAAGATGAACAATTAAGAGAAGTATGTAAATTTGCATGGCTTGAAAAATGGAATGTGTATAACACAACAAAAGAAACTGGTGTTGGTTTAACAGACATAGACATAGAGTATTTTATAGACCTTATGAAAGAAAGAAGACCAGAATTTAAAATTGATCCTGCAACAACAAAAATAGTAATAGGTGGTACAGAAACAGCAGGTTGTTGTTTAGTAAACAAAAAACTAGGTGCCTTACATTGGGTGAAAAGAGGCTATAGAACAACAATGTACTTGCCAATGATGGCTGAATATTCAAGTATAGGACACGATTGGTATACAAAACAACAAAGTGGTTTTGCTAACTTCTGGAAAGAGATATGCAATAATCCTGACCCTATGATATTCAAAAAATTATCTATAAGAAGTAATTTTAACTCACTTACACACGATTTACCGTGGACTTTAGAAAGAATAAGGCCATTATAGCTTGACAATCTTGTAATAATCTGATATAATGATTATATAAATTTATACGGAAAGGTATATTATGTTTAAACATGTTAAATTGAATGAAGAAGTATTGCCTAAATCTTTAGGTGTGAAAGGCAAGAATCAAAACGGTGTAAGATATTATACTATTGATGGTGTTAATATGCCTTCCGTTACATCTATACTAGGACAAATACCAGAAAAACAAGCAGGTCTACAGGCATGGCGAAATGCAGTTGGTGAGAAAATGGCTAACTACATATCAACGTCTGCTGTCAATAGAGGTAAGACAACTCATACCTTAATTGAGAATCACCTGAAGAACGAAGACGAGAAGTCAGTAGGTATAACTGCTGTTACACCACTAGGACTTTTTAGAATAATCAAACCATATCTTGCTAGACTAGACAACATACATTGCCTAGAAGAATACCTATACTCAAAAGAAATAGGTGTTGCAGGTCAAGTAGATTGTATTGCTGAATATAGAGGCAAACTATCTGTTGTTGATTTTAAGACCTCTACAAAGAGAAGGGATGCTAATTACAATTATGCTAACTTTTTACAATGCTCGGCATATGCAAAAATGTATGAAGAGCTATACCCAAATCACAAAATAGAACAAACTGTTATATTAGCCACATGTGAAGACGGTTTTGTACAAGAATGGATACATACCGAAGACAAAATCAAAGAGCACCAAGAGCTGTTTTATAAGCACACACAGGAGTTTTTTGAGAGAAATAATATAAATAGTTAGACCAAAAGGTCAACTATGAAAAAACTATTAACACTAATAACACTATTATTCGCTACAAGCACATTTGCTGAAGATACACTTAAATACGATTTTCAATGGATGCACGTACCAGTAGTTTGTGGTACATCACCAGAGGTAATGCGTTACCTTAAAGACAATGATTTCATATTGAAGAGCGTATCTGTAGGTAGAGAAGGCGCCTCAGCGACAGGCGATCCATCTTATTTTGTTGCTTACTACATGAATGAAAAAGGCGATCAATCTGTTGCCGCTATAACTTCACCTTCAGGACATGAAACTTGTATGATGTATAGAAGTTTTGATTTACAAACACCTGGTGATAAAGTTTAAAGCTTGACAAATTAGTCTAATTGAGATATAATATTATAATAAAGTGAGGATAAATTATGAGCGATAATAATATGCCTATGGGGCAAGATACACACGACCATGATATGACTTATGAAAATGAGCAATCAATGGTGACTATACCGTTACGTGAGTACGATAAATTAAAAGCACAAGGTCAGTACATAACAGACCCGAGTCTAATTTCTATAATAGATAAAATAGAAGAACTAACAAGAGCATTAAGAAAACACATAGTTAGAAAACTATAATGTTGATGAATAGTAAAAAGTTTGCTCAAATAATAGAGGCAATAGTAAAAGAGAAAAGGATGTCCTATCTGGATGCCGTACTCAAATATTGTGAAGAAAATGATATTGACACAGCGTCTGTAGGTCCTTTAATTAACAAGTCACTAAAAGAAAAGATAAAAGAAGAGGCAGAAAAACTAAACTTGGTTGAACGATCAAGCACAGCGATCTTACCTATATGAACAGTTATGAGGCTTATACATTATATTTGGCTATTAAACTACACTTCACTTCCGATAGTTATGATTTTTACAGGCACAATGCCAAAGTTAATTCAACATTTAACACATTTTTAAAACGTAATGATAGGTTCTTTTTTCATAAACTTACAACTAAATATACAAAGGAAGAAATGCTAGACTATTTTGTATCTAATTTCTTCCATAATTCAAAAACATGGATAGGTAACCTAGTTAGAGCAGATGGAGAAACAACTTATAACAAGTGGAAGAAATATAATCAATCTTTTACGTACAACTTTAGAGCTGATTGTGTATTGCTTTCTAATGTCATTAATGATAATAGGATTCAGTTTGATGATGTGTTTCGTGTACATAGTGGGCAACATCCACGATTGCTACGACTACTTCTATCTGAAAAAATATCAGTACAGACAATCATCATCTTGGATAAAGTTTTATCATTTGTCAAAAGATGGGACAAAGAGATTGCTGAAACAGTTATCTGGCCTGAAAAATCGTTTAAAATAAAGAAATTATCACCTTTTATTAAGTTTAACCTTACTAAATGTAAGTTTATAATGAAAGAGGTGTTTGTATGAGTGATGACTATGTACCTACGCCGTGCATAAACATATGTACAATTGACCAAGATAGTGGTTATTGTATGGGTTGTAGTAGAACACAAGACGAAATAGATAAATGGGGAAGACCTGAAACAACTAAAGAATGGAAAGAAAACAATTTGAAAGAGTTAGATGGCAGAGGGTAAATTAACAGAGCAAGAAGTAAGAGAAGAATATAGACAACAACGTAAGGACAAAACATTTGCCTCATGTTGGCCTGCTAATAATGATAGTTTTTATGAGTGGTGCTCACAATACCTAGACTATCAACACATAACAAAGAAAAAAAGGAAATGACCATAGAACCTATAAAAGAAAAATTAGATGATAAGATTGCCAAACTAAACTCAAGCAGAGTTTATAAAAAGGTAACACCTAGAGGTGACTTGTCATGGTACATCAAGTGGGCAAGTAGTATTACACTAATCATTGCTATGATGTTTACAGCAGTAGAATTGTTTCCTATAAACATGTTTATTGCTAACATAGGTTTCATAGGTTGGTTAATTGTAGGTTTGTTATGGCATGATAGGTCGTTAATCGTATTGAATGCTATATCACTTGCAATATATTCTATGGGTATATTGAATTATTATTATGGCTAAATATTTTGATGAAGAATGGCCTAAAGAGGAAGAGATATTAAGAATTGGGTTAGAACAATCCAGAAGAAACAAGGCAGATAGATTTCCTACTGCTGATGAAAGATGGCCTAGACAAGGTAAGATTATGAAGAAAAGAGCATTTATTATAGGTAATGGTGAGTCACGTAAGAACTTTGACTTGACAACATTAAAGAAGTATGGTAAGATATATGCTTGTAATGCTTACTATAGAGATAACCCATTGCCAGATGTATTGATCGCAGTTGATAGCACAATGACACATGAAATATACCACAAAGGTATTGCTCATAAGATACCTTGTTATTTTAGAGAGTGGACTAAAGTACCTAACTTTATGTATGATACAATGTTACAAGGCATGTTACATACACAGGATAAAGACAATGCAGATAAGATAGTTACAAATGCAGATAAAGGTGACATGTACGTTATGAATGCTCATACAATCAAAGGTGAGGCAACGATAAGAAAAGAAGATGGCACGAAGTTTAAAAAAGATATTGACAACACCCACATTTATGTATCGTGGATCACAGACGGCGATAAGACACAAGAATGGGAAGACCCAGGTTATCATGCTGGTGCTACAGCAGGCCATGTTGCATGTAAATATAGTGAACTAGATGAGGTTTATATGATAGGTATGGATTTAAGATCAGATACAAAGTTGTTTAATAATATGTACAAAGGCACTAAAAACTACTCATCAGCACATTATGAACCCCAACCTACAGGTGTATGGGAAGCAGAGTGGTTACGAGTATTGAAAGACAACCCTAAAGTGTCATTTTATAAGGTAAACAAGGCAGATGATGACAATACAACTAATCAAAAACTACTAGGAAACGAGAAGAATTTAACATATATTACTCAAGCACAGCTGCTTGACAATATCAGTAAATGGTGATACAATATTATAATGGTTGAGTATGTTGCCAGTATAAATAATAGTAATACTTACATTAATACAAATACGTACAACAATATATACAAGGAGAAAATACAATGTCAAGTGCATTAGAAGCCCTAAAAAAGTCAAAGTCAAATTTTGACGTACTAACGAAGAAGTTAGAAAACACAATAGAACAACCCGAAAAGAAAAACAAGTACCAAGACGACAGGTTATGGAAACCTGAACTAGATAAGTCTGGCAATGGTTACGCAGTATTAAGATTCTTACCTGCTGTAGAAGGCGAAGATATGCCTTGGCAGAGAGTCTGGAACCATGCGTTTCAAGGACCAGGTGGTCAATGGTATATTGAAAACTCTTTAACTACACTAAACAAAAAGGATCCTGTTAGTGAAGAAAACACAAGGTTGTGGAATACAGGCATAGAAGCCGATAAAGAAATTGCTAGAAAGAGAAAAAGAAAGTTATCTTACTATTCTAATATCTTTGTAGTATCTGATCCTAAACATCCAGAGAATGAAGGCAAAGTGTTCTTGTTTAAATTCGGTAAGAAAATCTTTGATAAGATTACTGAAGCAATGAACCCAGCATTTGAAGATGAAAAGGCTGTAAACCCATTTGATTTTTGGGAAGGTGCAAACTTTAAACTAAAAATCAGAAAGGTAGACGGCTACTGGAATTATGATAAATCAGAATTTGAGCCAGTCAGTAAATTAAAAGATACTGATGATGAGATTAACAAGA